TACCAGATGGCAAGACTTCACAGGAAGGACGGCGGAAAAGATAGATGGCTGACGACTTCGAATTCGACAACAGCTTCGACTTTGACTTCGGAGAAGAGAAACCAGACCTCGAAAAACAACCGAAAAAGCGAGTAGAGGTACAGCACCGAAAAGGACACCGGCACCTGAGCAGGAAGGCCGCCAGCGAGCAGGCCCTGATGAAGGCGATGGACTGGCACTTCGAAGAAGGCGACTGCTACCATTGCTTCAGCTGGGGAGACGTTGACAGCATGAGCTACTTCAAGCACGTCCTCCACCAACAGCGGATCCATTATCTCGCCCTGAGCACATGGTGCATGGCCGGAGAAGACGTCGACGATTTGAGAGATCTTTCAAGGATCATACCCAGAGGTCTACGCTGACGTTTTGGAATTCACGGAACAGGAGAACGGCCGCCTCGTTTTATTTAGGAACCACAGCAAGGTCATGGCGATCATCGGAGAACGATTCGACTGCCTCATAGAATCATCGGCGAATGTCAACACGAACCCGAGAAGCGAGAACACCGTCCTCACGGTCGACAGAGAACTCGTGGCCGCATACGTTGACCTTTTCAACGGAATCCAGAGCTTCAACAGAGACCTGCCGAATGCAGGCCCTTACATCATACCGAAAGACAGAACGATCAGAAGAGGAGGCAAATCATGACAATCGAAGAAGCGATCCTGCATTGCTACGAAAAAGCAAACGACCTGAAAAACGAAGCAGAACACCTGCTGAAAGACAGCATCGACTATGAGCCCTGCATCGAATGTGCAAAAGAGCACGAACAGCTGGCGAAATGGCTGGAGGAGCTGAAAGACTACAAAGAAGGACGAAACACCTGCGAATTTTGCGAACACAAATTCAGGACGGAATACGAAAGACCATGCTCCCTCTGCAAGCACAACTTCACGGACAAATTCGAGAGGGAAAAAGAGCAGGCGATCATCGACGCATTCGACGACACGGAACAATTCAAGAAGGATGCACACTCGCTGGATTGAGGAAAGAGCACATGGCTAAAATGGCAAAATTAGTTTATACGAAACGAGCAAAACGAAGAGCATGGGTCAAAAAATATATCTTTCACATTGTCTCTCCATCAGCAACAACCCGAGGCTTCAAGTATGAATGGGACTTGATAAAAGCACACGAAGAGGAGGAGAAACATGGCTGAGAAGAAGCCCAAAAAACAGAGACCGGTATCACCCGTGAACGGACAACCGCTTCCAGAAGGGAAGATCATCCAAGCTGGCGAAGAAGCTCGGGAATTGGGCCGAAAAGGCGGCCTCAAATCAGCCGAGGTCAGAGCGGCCAGAAAAACCCTCCGAGAAGAGCTCCTCGCTTTGCTCGGACAGGACATCACGGCGAAGGACGGAAGGCAGATGAAGACACAAACGGCGATATCGGCCTCCATGATAAAGCAGGCCCTTGCCGGAAGCACGAAGGCATACGAGATCATAAGAGACACGATCGGCGAGAAGCCCATAGACAAGATCATGGTCTCGGAGGTCGACCAGAAGACCATAGACGAAGTAGAGCAGATGATCATGGGAGAGCCGGAACCGGAAGCACCGGAGGATAAGCCGGCAGGAGAAGGAAATGCTGACCAGAGAACAGGCGGTTAACTTTTTACGCCAGAGACCGGTAGACTTCGGCAGGATGCTCGGCTTCACGAAGCTGGGGCCGATCCACAACGAATGGATAAAAGAGATGGCCTACGGCAAGGAAGACCACACCCTGCAAGGACACCGCCGGAGCTTTAAGACGACCTGCCTGTCGATAGCCCTCGCCCTGATAATTATCCTGCTCCCGAATAAAAGAGTCTTATTCATGCGAAAGACGGACGACGATGTCAAGGAAATCATAAAGCAGGTAAAGAACATCTTGACGGACGCCAGAACGGCATACCTCGTCTCGATCATTTACGGCGTCACTCTGAAACTGACGGTCGACAACGCCACGGAGATCAGCACGAACCTGACGACGGACATAAAAGGCACCAGTCAGCTGGTCGGCCTCGGATCAGGATCCAGCATCACCGGCCAGCACTACGACTACATCTTCACGGACGACCTCATCAACCTGAAGGACAGGACATCGAGAGCGGAGCGAGAGAGAACGAAGCAGGTCTATCAGGAGCTGATCAACATCAAGAATCAAGGCGGCAAGATCCACAACACCGGAACGCCGTGGCATAAAGACGACGCCTTCACCCTGATGCCGGAAGCGGAAAAATGGGACTACACGAAGACCGGCATCTTTAACAAGGAAGAGATACAAGAGATAAAGGACAGCATGAGCCCGTCGCTTTTTGCGGCCAACTACGAGCTCAGGCATATAGCGAGCGAGGATGTCATCTTCGAGGACGCCCAGACCGGAGCGGAGCCCGAGAAGGTACAGACGGCCAACTACTGCCACATAGACGCCGCCTACGGAGGAGAAGACTACACGGCATTCACGATAGCAAGGAAGGTCGATGGCATTTATTATGTTTACGGCAGGCTCTGGCAAAAGGCCGTGGACGCCGTAGAAGACCAGATCATAAACGACCGGAAGCGGTTCGGAGTCGGCAAGATTTACTGCGAGACGAACGGCGACAAAGGGTACCTTGCAAAAGACCTCCGAGAGAAGGGAGAGCGAGTTCAGACCTATGCCGAGACGACCAACAAATACATCAAGATCGTTACACACCTAAAGGGAGAATGGAAAAACATCAGGTTCGTGCAAGGGACGGATCAAGAATACATCGACCAGATATTGGACTACAACGAATACGCAGAACACGACGATGCACCGGACAGCCTCGCCTGCATGATGAGGCTCCTGCACCCGAGAAAAGACGAAAACAAAGCGGCCTCGGCGTTTGGCTATTGAGGCCTTGCTTTTTTTGTTATAATGTGCATATACAGCCGAAGCGACAGGAGGCGGAGCGATGAAAACATATCAGGACTGGCTCAAGGTAGCCGGAGGATCAGAACAGCAGAAGATGGACTTCATCAAGGCCCTGATCAATGAACACAAGTCAAGCCCAGCATATAAAACGGCGACGGACGCAGAGGACTACTTCGCCGGCCAGAACACGACGATCAAGAGATACGAGAAATACCTCTTCAACGCCAGAGGAGACGCCGTGCCGGATGTCTTTTCTGCCAACCACAAAGTTGCAAGCCGCTTTTTTTACAGATCCGTCATGCAGGCCAACAGCACACTCCTCGGCAACGGAATCACATGGAAAAACGGAGCCGGAGAGAAGGCCCTCGGAGACGACTTCGACAGGAAGATAATCAAGGCAGGTCGCAACGCTCAGGTTGGAGGAGAAAGCTTCGGCTTTTACAATAACGGCAAAGTTGAGGTCTACAAAATAACAGAATTTGCACCGCTGGTAGATGAAGAGGACGGAGCCCTCAAAGCAGGAGCACGGTTCTGGCAGATAGACGGAAGCAAGCCCCTCCGAGCGACATTCTTCGAGCTGGACGGATACACGGAATACCAATGGGACAAAGACCACGCCAGCGGCATGATCAGGACGCAGAAGAGGCCCTACATCATAATTAAGCAGAAGAGCGAGGCCTTCGGAGAAGAGATATACGACTACCGGAACTATCCTACCTTCCCGATCGTCCCCTGCTGGGCAAACGAGACGAAGCAGAGCGAGCTGACGCCCATCAGGGCAACCCTTGACTGTTACGATTTAATCAACGCCAAATACGCCAACGACATCGACGACGCCAGCCTGATCTACTGGACGATAACGAACGCCGGAGGCATGGACGATGTCGACCTCGTTCAGTTTATCGACAAGATGAGAAAACTGCATGCGGCCCAGACGGACGGCGACCAGCAGGTCAGCCCGACAACGGTCGATGTGCCATACGCCGGAAGAGAAGCCCTGCTCGACAGGTTGGAAAAACAGCTGTACAGAGACAGCATGACGCTGAACACCTACGACATAGCGAACGGAGCCGTGACGGCCACACAGATCGAGGCGGCATACGAGCCCCTGAACCAGAAGCTGGACGCATACGAAGCGGAGATCAGCGACTTTATAGGCAGGCTCCTTGCCGTGGCCGGAGTAGAAGACGAACCGACATACACCAGATCCATCATCGTGAACAGGACGGAAGAGATAACGACCGTCGTGAACTCGGCCCTCTATTTAGACGACCAGTATGTGACCGAGAAGATCATGACCTTACTTGGCGACAAGGACAAGATCGAGGATGTGTTGAAGAATCAGGCGGCCGAAGACCGGAAGCGAATGACAGGAGGGACGCCGTCGGTCGCACCATCAGGATCCGAGAACGAAGAGACAGAACCCGAAGCAACACCTGAGATGACGGATGAAGCATAAGAAGATTACATACAGTTCCGACTTTATGAGCCGGAAGCAGGACGACCAGCTGGAGCAGTTAGAGGAGAGGCTAACTGCTCTATATGCAAATGCGGCAAACGAGATCCAGAGCAACCTGACTGACTTCATGGCGGCATACAAGAAGCAGGACGACAAATACAGAGCGGCCGTGGAAGCAGGAGCGATGCCGGAAGACGAATACACGGCATGGCGGAGAACCCAGATGCTGAACAACACCAGATACACCAAAGCCGTGGAGAACATGACGGACACGCTGGTCAACACGGATGTGGCGGCGATGGCGATGGTCAACGGAGAACTGCCCCGAGTTTTAGCAGAGAGCTTCGACTTCACAACAGCCCTCGGATCAGCGGCGGCCAAGAAGGCAGGCCTCGAGGCGGCCACATTCCAGATCTACAATCAAGAGACCGTTCAGGCATTGGTAAAAGACAAACCGAACCTGTTTCCGAAGCCCAGCCAGAAGACCATCAAGGAACTCGGAGGCACGGTAGACATACCGGAAGACAAGAAATGGAATAAAGACCGGATCACCCGAGAGCTGACGCAGGGCATTGTGCAGGGAGAGAACATAAACAAAATAGCAGACCGCCTCCAGCGAGTAACAAACATGGATAAAAATGCGGCGATCCGGAATGCGAGGACGGCATACACCTCGGCAGAGAACCTCGGCAGGACGGCGGCGGCAGAAGACCTCAAAGAGCAGGGCATACCGATCGAGGAGGTATGGTCGGCCACATATGACAAAAGAACCAGAGACACACACCTCATGCTGGACGGAACGAAGCGAGACGCCTCCGGATACTTCGGCGTGGGCCTTTTGAATGTGCCGCTCAGGTACCCAGCGGATCCGGACGGAGAACCGGAGGAAGTCTACAACTGCAGATGCCGCCTGAACATCGAGCTGGCCGGAATAGACCACAGCAAGGACGACGATCTCTACGACAAATTCATGAGGGAGAACTATCCGGACGATTACGACGCCTTGAAAGAGAACGAACCCTATCAGGCCAGACAGCAGGAGGCGGAGGCGACGAAGGATCGACAGACAGAGCTCCGGTCGCAACATCCAGAATTGACAACAACAGCACCGACGACACAGCCGGAGGAGCCGAAGATTTACTCGCCAGCTGACAAAGCGAAAATGGAAGAGACGGCCGGACAATGGGAGAAGGGCCTGAGCGACCGCCAGAAGGAAGCGATACATGACTACACCAACTCAGGATACGGAGCGATGAACAGATACCTGAGAACAGACGATCAGGATCTGAAAGACAGCCTGAGCGAAAAGCACCCGAAATGGATCGGCGAGATTAAAGAGATAGACAAGGCCATCGACGACTACGAACTAAAGCAGGACATCACGGTATACCGAATGGCCGAATCGGATGTCTTGGATCAGCTGAACGCAGGCGATGTCTTCCATGACGGCGGATACACATCAACGACCATCACGGAAGAAGTGACAGACGACATGGACGGCAATGTCTTCATCGAGATCGATGTGCCGGCAGGCAAGGGCAGAGGAGCCTACATAGACAACCTCTCGGAATACGAAGGCGAAGACGAATTCCTGATGGCCAGAGGCGGAGATTACGAGATCGTTGAAAAGAGAGAGCTTGAAGACGGCATGCAATACCTGCATATTAAATGGATCGGAAAATCAGAATGAAGGGAGGCGGAAGCATGACACCAAAAGAGAAGAACAAAACAACCCGAGAGGACAAAAAGAGAAAAGAAAGATTTATAATGAAGGCAGGAGATATCAAAATACAGAAAAGGAAGACATGAGATGGCATTAGTAGTCGATGTCAAGATCACGGACAACAAACAGGCGATCGAGCAGGCCCTGAGCACGAAGATAGCGGCATGGCTCAAGGCGATCGGAGAGGACGCCGCCAGCACAGCGGCCAGCAAGGTACCGGTCGACACCGGCACCCTCAAGAACAGCATAAGCTCAGCGGTATCGGAGAGCGAGAAGGCCGTCTACATCGGAACGAATGTCGAGTACGCCCCATACCACGAATTCGGTACCGGCATATACACGGAAGGCGGAAGACAAGGCGGCTGGAGCTATCAGGACGCAAACGGCGAATGGCATCGCACCTACGGAGTTCCGGCAAAGCACTTCCTGCAATTCGGAGCCTCGGCACACCAGCAGGAATACAAAGCCCTGCTGGAGCAGGCCCTGAAAGAATGATATAATGACAGCATCACCTCAAGCCA